AAAGCCTCTGGTGGCGTCCGGGTTGCCGGCGGCGAGCGCCGGCATGCTGCCGGACAGGTCGTCGAGGGCACCCCGGACGAACGTGAGGCGATCCCGGAGTTCATGCAGTTCCTCGGGTTCGTCGGGTTCGGGCGGCTGCTCGTCGCCTAGGTGCATGTCGTCCTCGTCATCGGGCAGGTCGTCACCGTCCTCGTCGGGGTCTGGTTCGGGGAGCGCCGGCTGGGGCATCGCGGCCCGCAATAGTTGTTGCATGGCGTCGGTGACGGCGTCACCGACGAGCTGCCGTTCGCCTCTGGCGGCCTTGGCCCGGTCGTACACGTCGAGCATGACGGCGGGGCCGTGCTGGTTGAGGATCGACGCGAGCGCTCTGATGGCGGTTGTGCCGGGGAGGTCACGGCCATGGCCGTCGAGGCTGATCCGGCCGGCGTCCTCTAGCGCGATCAGAGCGCCGCCCATCCTTGAGAATTGTTTGGCGGATGAGGGCGACACGTCCTCAAACGTGAATGTCGCGTATTGGCCGAAGTTGTCGAACCCTCGGATGAAATGAGCGCCGCCGTCCTGTAGCCGGCGTAGGTCGGCGCAGAACTGGGCGAGGTTGCGGCCTGTTGCCCTGAGGTGGCGGCGGGCCTGGGTTTCTAGGGTGCGGGTTGCGCCCTTGGTCAGGGCGGGCGGGAGGATGTCCATGGTCATCGGACGACCTCCCGGACCTCAAGGATCGCCCCGTATCGGGCGGCCGCCGAATCGCGAACCAGGTGCGCGATATAGCGCTCTACGTCCTCTGCGACGGGGAGGTCTACTCCGTATTCGCGTGTCCAGCCGGCAACGTCTACGGCGATCGTCAAGTGGACATGAATGATTTCGTGGGCCATGGTGGGCCTTTCTGTTGGTGGCCCACCAATCATACCATACCCCGGTGACAGGTGTCACCGCATGTCAACCGCCGATGGGGGCGTTCCAGGTTCCGGCCCAAGTCTCGGGGCCGACGAGGCCGTCCACCGTCCAGCCCTTGTTCGCCTGGAGCTGCCGGCAGCATTTCTCGGATTGCGGCCCGTACTGGCCGTCCACACTGATGTTCCAGTGGCGCTTGTCGCGCATCTGTTTCTGCCAGGTCCGCACCGATTCGGTGTCGATGCCGCCGTAATACCCGGAGTGGCAGTGCGGGTCCGGGGACGGCTGGCCGAGATAGTCCGTGCTGGGGTACGGGAACGCCGGCCCCTTGCCGCCGTTCGCTGGTGGCGGCGGCGAGCTGCTGCCTTGGCCTTTGGCCTTGGCGATGACCTCGTCCATTGGGAACCCTGAGCCTACGTCCCAGTGGCCGCCGCCGGCTGCCCCGAGGGCGGCATGGTCGGTGACGCCGGCCTCGCCGCCCTGCGCCTGGCTGGCATTGAGCCGCCGGATCGGGATTCCAAAGGCGGCGCATTCCTCTGCGACCCAGGCTGCCGTGTTGTCAACCATGGTCTGGTGTTGCGCCCATTCGCTGCCGGTCCATTCGGCCCAGCCGCACGTTTCGGCGGCCACACTGTACGGGTTCGCGTTTGCCTGGGTCCAGGCTTTGTTGCCCCTTTGAACATATGTGGCGATCGTGCCTGGCGTGTCGTCGATGCCGACATGGCTGGATACGCCTACGTCGCCCTGAAAATACGCACCGAGGCTCTCGATCGTCGAGGCCCCTTGAGCCGTATGAATAACGACCAGCCTGACCTTGGTGCCGCCCCGGCTGCTGTAGTTCGGTGACGGGATGCTAATTCGTTTCAGGGTCACGCAAACCTTCCTCGGTGACGTTATGGGTTTGTTGTTCGTCTGCGGGTTCGGGGTTGGGTTCGGGTTCGTCGAACGACGATTCGTCCTCGTCTACCTGGTCCAGCTCGCCGGTTTCCTGCTCTGGCTCATCGGCCATCGGGTTGGTCCTTTCTGGTTAGAGGCTGCCGGTGTGCGATCCGATCAGGATGACGATGACGAGGATCGCGACGATCATCAGGAACGTGATATCCCGCCAGGTCATAGCGATGCGAGCGCAAGATACGAGTATGCGCCGGCGCCACCAGCGCATACCGGGCCGGCTGCCGACGAGTTCAGATTTCCCATTATGGCGTCACCGGCATTCAGTTGCGCGACACCTGCAACCATGAGCCCAGCGTTAGGGTTTACGGGCATATTCACGCCACGTAGACGGTCAACACCGTTGACTCGGATCGCCATATGCATGAGTTGTCCCGTACCTCCGCCTATTTCCATTTGGCCGGCCAGCACAAAAATTCCAGTATGCGGCGTGACTATGCGAAAGTTGCCGGGATCAGCGATGCCGCCCGTATCCCATAGTGTCGCATTGTAGAAACAGGGATTGTCGCCTGCACTAATGCTAGGACTCGATGTCAGATATATATGAGCGCCGACGGCGGGCACGGCCGGACCGATACGCGCCCAACTAGCACCGTTGTCATACCACAACGCAGAACCGTCGAACCATAGGCGTCCAGTCGTTCCCGCAACGGGTGGCGAACCCGACCCTTGCGCGAATATGGCCGTGATCGGGTCGAGGGCGTCTGCGAGGCCCTCGATGTTGGCGGGGCCGTCTGCCGGATCGGTCGGGGCGGGATAGGGAAGGTTTAGACGGGATGTTGGCATTGGTTCACCTTTGGGTCAGGGCGCAATCGACCCGATTGCGACGATGGTGGCCGTGTCAACGATGCAGAATGCGCCCTCGCCAACGACCGGGGAGTAGCTGCGAAGCCGTGGGATCGTGATTTGGGTTCCGGCCTGGTCGATCGTGACATGGCCGGGGTCCGGGATGGCGGCAACGGGGGCGATGAACAGCCTGAGTCCTGGGTTGCGGCCGTGGAGCTGGTCGCGCAACACGTAGGCGAGGGTTCGGGTGTAGGGAACGCTCATCGGGGCAGAATGGCGGCATGGGCGAGTTCGTCGAGGGCAGCGCCACCCCGGTAGAGCTGGAATCGTCTGGCGGGCCTCATCGTCGGCAGTGTGGCGGTGTGGCCGGTCGTCGTCAGGATCAGGCCGCCGGCCGGGTTGAGCTGGATGCCCGTGCTGTTCACCGTCTGTTGTTCGGTCCTGCCGTCGGCAAAGACGAGCTGGATGACATCGCCCGGCTCCAGCGCCGGGTTCGGGAGGCTTTGCAGCGTCAGCGTGCGTTGCAGGCCCAGCCGTAGGTTGAGCAGCGATCGGGCGGTACTGTCGGCCTGGGCCTGCGAGCTGACGGTCGTACTGTCAACGATCAGCGGGATTTTGCCGAACGGGCCGCCCCAACGAGTCGGAGCCGTCGCGTCGTCATAGGTTGCGAGGGCATAGTAAATGTCGGTGTCGGCCTCAGCCTGGCCCCGGACCAGGACACCGTTGCGGACGCTGGACCGGTCGAGCGTTTCCTCGGCCTCAAGCATCGAACCTCTGTCGCCTGCGTCGATGACCCACGCCACCGATCCGACCTGGCCGGCGGGCCTGATGACGAAATCTCCGAGGTTGTCGAACAGGCATTCAGCGCCGATGCTGCCGGCGAGGTCGGTGAGAGCACTGGCCCGGTCGTCGAGGTAGGCGGTGGTGACGCCGATCGTTGGTTCGCTGGCCGGCGTCGTCTGAACGTGATACTGGATCGCAGACCCGAACACGTCCTGGACGGTTTGGACGCAGGCGTCGGACGGGTGCAGGCCGGTCGGGACGAACGGGACGGTGAAATACTCGTCCTGGACCTGGGCCATCCTGTCGGACAGGATCAGGTTGGCGCTGCCTTGCAGCTCATGCCAGACGATCGAATCGACCCGGAACATTCCGAGCTGGACCCGTTCGACGCTGCCGTCCGCATACCTGATGCCTCGCTCGATGCTGGCGTACCCGCCGAATGGGAGCTGGACAACGAGGTCGCGAGCGTCCTGGTCCTCAAGCGAAAACGCTATCTCAAGCGAACCCTGCCGGCGAACCCTGGCGTTGCTATCGATCCGGACCTCGCCGCCGATGACATCGACGGGGATCGGGGTGGCGAGGTCGGTGGGCCGGTACACGTTGGCGGCAATGCTGATCTGATGCGATTGCCTGAGCGCCGACAGGAATCGTGGCGTGACGGTCAGCATCAGATGTCGTCCGGCAGCCAGGGCGCGATGGGCGAGGCCTGCGCGACAGGGTACGTGTAGGCGAGGTCGTCCCAGGTACCAGCGGCCTTGACATCGGCCCAGGTCGGAAACGTGTCTTTGACGTTCTGCCAGGTGTTCGGGGCGAGCGGAACGTAGATCGCAGGGTTGGGCCGTTCGACCTGGACGACGGTGATCCGAAACCGGCGCTCCGGGGCGGTTCCCAACGTGAGAAATCGTTCCTCGATGAACTGTGTGACACCAAGGTACATGTTGCCGATGCCTTGGTCGGGGCTGGTTCTGACGAGGATCGGATAGGCGTTGCCGAGCAGCGCCCGGACCTGTTCGCGCTCATCGAGGCTGCCGGTCAGGATGTCCAGCTCGCCGGCCGGCGTGTACGCCGGCAGCGTCGTCAACACGGGTGCTCTGCGATTGAGGACACGGTGTACGCCGGCAGCGAAATCGTAGGCCAACTCTGTCAGCGATTGGATCATCACTACGAGGCTGTTGGTGGGCCTCGCGAGGTCGATCAGCCAGCTCGCGCAGTCATCCCACAGGATTTTGAACGGGGCGCTGCTGGCGGCCTCCATGACGGCCCCGGACCCGTCATAGACCGTTGCCGTGTAGACGAGGTCGAGGTCCAATGGGGCCTCGTAGTCCCTGGCGATCACGGTCAGGCTATCGACGGTCTGGCCGACATGGCCCCGAATGCCGGCGGTGTTGCCGGATGGTGAGGCCCGTTCGATCGTGTACGTGACGCCGGCTGGGTTGATGCCGGCGACGGTGACGATCGGGGCGTCGCGGTCGGTGTCGAGCGCGACGGTGACGGTCATCGCCATCAGGACACCCCGAGGCCGGCGAGCAGTGTTTGGGCGGTCCTGTTGTTGGCGGTGACGACCTCGGTCCGGATCATGCCCCTGAGTTCAACGTCACCGATGTAGACGTGGACCTGGACGGGTGGGCTGCCGCCGCCTGTCAGCGGGACGACCGCCTCGGGGCCGGCCTCCCCGATCATCGCGAGCGTCGGCCGGGTGATGATGCCGCCGGCTGCGAGATACGGGAGGTTCGGAAGGTCGATGCCTCCGAAATGAACGTCAGGAACAGGCCCCGGCAATTTGATTGTGAATGCGCCGATGCGCAAGCTGTTCCATGCGCTGATGACGGCGTTGATCGGGCCTTTGATGGCGTTGGTGATCGAGCTGGCAACGCCCTTGAGGCCGCCGGTTATGCCGTCCCAGATTTTGCGGCCCAGGCCCCAGCCCCAGTTGTAGATCGTCTGCATCGAGTTCCAGATGGCAGTTCCGATGCCTGACAGGGTTGACCAGACGGTCCCGCCGATGCCTTGCAATGCGCTCCCGATGCCCTGGACGATCCAGGTGCCGAGGTTGTTGCCCCACTGCCAGATCGTTTGAAACCCGGACCAGATCGTTGACCCGATGCCTGACAGGGCACCCCAGACGGTGTTGCCGATGTCACCGATCCCGGACGTGAGGCCTTTGACGATGGTTTGGCCCATGTTCCAGGCAGCGTTGAATATGTTGTCGAACTTGTCCCAGATCGCTTGAGCGATGTTCGCGAATGCGTCCTTGACGCTGTTGAGGACGCCTTGCATCGTGTTCCAAACAGCGTTGAATGCAGCATCGAAAACGCCTTTGATGGCGTTGAGGATGGCGTCCCGGTGTTTCACGATTTCAAAGGGGATCAGGGCGAACGGGCCGAGGACCAGGCCGACGAGGATGTCGGTCCAGTGCGATTTGATCCAGGCGACGATTTCGTTGAACGGGCCGACGACGGTTGCCGTGATCGTCTGCCAGGCCCCTTTGAACCATTTGACGATCGTGTTCCAGTTGGTGTAAATGACGTAGGCGGCAGCAGCGAGCGCCAGGGCGGCGGCAACGCCGATCAGCAACGGGGCGGCAATGCCGGCAGCGACGACGGCGCTGACGGCAAGCGCGATGTTCATTGCGACGAGGGCGGCGGCGAGGGCGAGAATACCGATCGTGACGGCCTTGGCAAGGCCGGGGTTTTCGACCAGGATTTTGGTCAACGCCTCAAGCGCCGGCGCGAGCGTTTGAACGATACTGCCGGCCAGGTTGTTGAAATTTTCTTTGAGGATGTTGAGCTGGCCCGGAACGGTTCTGCCGGCAGCCTCGGCGCTGCCACCGAACTCTTTGTTGAGTTCCGCCAGGATCAGTTTTTGAGCGCCGATCGTGTCACCGCTCTTGACCATGCCCTTGACCATTTCTTTTTGTTTTTCGGTGAACGACACGCCGACACGTTGCAGCGCCGTCATGCCTTTGACGGGGTCGTTGAGGGCCTTGCCAAGCTGGATCGCTGACGATTTCATGTCCTGGCCGAGGGCGACGGACATGTCCAGCATGATCCGGGTGGCCTGATCGAAAATCTTGTTGTTTTTGCCGGACTCGTTTCTGATGCCGGTGAACGTCAGCAGCAGGTTTTCGCCTGATTTGATGGCCTCGTCGTCCACGCCGGATTTCTGCATCAGCGAGCCGGCGAGGTCGTCAACGTGTTGGGCGGTGACGTGCGCCGCATTTCCGGTTGATTTCAGGACGGCGTTGGTTTGTGCTGCGACCTTGGCCGACTGCGTGTATTCGTCGATGCCGGTGTGCAACGTGTAGACGAGTGCTCCGAGGCCGGCTGCGCCGGCGGCCGCCAGGGCGGCCTTGCCGAACGTTTTGAGTTTGCTGCCGGCGCTGGTCGCACCGGATTCGGCCTGCGCAAACCCTTTCTTGAGGTCATCGGTTTTGGCGATGAACTCAACGACTACCTGAGGGTTTACGGCCATCAGCGTCTACGCATCATGCGGCGTTGTTCGCGTTCACGGCCCCGGATTTCCTGGTTCGCGAACCTGACGAACGCCTCGTATTCGCTCTGGGTCATCTGTTCGACTTCGCGGGGCGTCATTCGCCAGAATCGGCAGAACCGGGCGAGGTCGTCTGCGGCCCGCCGTTCTGAGGGTTTACGCCCGCCCGATATTCCACCAGGATGTCGGCGGCGTCGTCCCAGGCCGGGTCGAATCCCATTCGTCGTAATGCCAGCCAGACGCCGGCCTGTTCGGCCTCATGGGCGTCCATGTCGGCCCAGGCCTTGCCGAGGAACGACGAGATCAGGCCCATTTCCCTGGGGGTGTGCAGGGGTGCTGAGGCAGGGTCGATCGTGACCTGTGTGGGTAGCGGCAGACTGGTCAGGGCGTTGTCGGTTGCGGCCATCTGAATCCCCTGATCGTTTGTTTGGTTGCGAGTTCCATTTGGTGTTTGACCTGGCCCTGGTCTGCCATGGCGATCGGGTACAGGTAGCGGCCCTCTGGAATGTAGGGCCGGCCCCTTGAGCCGCCGAATTCGATCCAGCCGGCGTACGGGGTGCGCGTGTCACCGATGCTGGCGTCAAACCGGTCCTCGGCCGGGGTGACGGCAACGCTGGCGGCCAGCCAGCCTTTGACCCGTGGGACGGCTGCCTGGACGCTGCCGGCCCGGTAGCGGGCGGTCCCTTCCAACGTGTTGGTGGCCTTGACGTGGATTTCGTCGGCAAGGAGCCTCGTTCCTTTTCGCAGCTCGTCCACGCCGGAAACCCGGATGCCCTCGTCTGCCATCACTCACCGGCTGCCGGCGTCGGCTCATAGGCGACGGCTGAGCTGGCGCTGGTGGGCATGACGATGCCCTTGGTCGGCGCACCAACGACACCCCATTCGATGCTGACCTCCGAGGCGGCCCCGGCGTCCCCGTTGATCGGTGCATAGTGGCGAGGGTTGCAAAGGCCCGACCAGACCGGATTCAAGGCACTGGGCGGCTGGGTTCGGTAGCCCATGACGGCGAACGCGACAGGCTTGCCGAACCCGATTGCGGCCGTCAAAACCTCGTCGGTTGAGCCGGCGTCGAAACTCTGGACCAAAGTGGCCGTCAATGTCCATTTCGTCACGCCGGGATAGTCCGTCGACCCGCAAAACGTGTCAACGGTCGTAATGGTGGTGTCGGGCGTCAGCTCAAGGTGGGTTGTCGTGCAGGCGAGTTCTTTGAGGTTCGCGAACGTGTCGTCGCTTGAGATTTGCAGGGATGCGTCGTCGAGGATCAGCGGTAGGGGCGGCATGGTCAGGTTCCTCCAACATAGACGGGGATTTGAAACGTCAGGCGTGACCCGAGCGTCGGGACGGCGGCGATGTCGAACCGTCTGGGCGATTGTGCGCCAGTCAGGTTCCACGGGTACGGGTCGGCCTGGAACAGGGCGAGGACGCGCGCGACGATGACCTCCAGGGCCGCATATGACGGTTCAACCCTGGGGGCGAGGCAGAACACGTTGAGCATCGCGTACATGGGCGCGAGCTTGCCGGCGATCATCTGTTGCGCCAGCCATGGGTCGGCCCATTCCAGGATCAGGGCTGGCGGGACGATCGCATCGACGAGTTCCGGGTAGACCGGCGGGTCAGTTTCGACGACGGGGGCGAGGATCACGCCAACCCGGTCGCGTACCTGGCCGAGGGCGAGTGTCGGCACTATGCGACACCGAATCGTTGTTTGACCGGGACCAGGGCCATCGCATGCCTGGCAAACCCGTTCCTGGGCGTCCTGATGGCCCCGGTCTGGTCGTATCCGATGACGCCCCAGGCGGCATCGTTCGATTTGAACCATTCAACGGCCCTGAGCACGTTCACACGGTTGACGAGCGGGTTCCATGGCGGCCCGGTGTAGTCCGGCGGGTTGATGCTCGCGATGGTCTGGTCGATTTCCACGGCTGCCGCCTCGCAGCATGCCGTCAGCGCCGGGGTGTTGGTGGTGCTGACGGCGATATGCAGGGCGGCGGCCAGCTCGTCGATCGTGCAATACGCATTCACGTCAGTTGGCCTCCCGGTGTCCGAGGCGTTGATGGCCCTGGGGCGGTTCGGCTGGCGGGCCGGCCTGTTCGATCGACCGTTCAACCGGCCCCTTCGCCGCCGGCTGGTCGATGCCGGGACCGGACCCGTCAGCCCTGACGGCCTGCTGGTTCGGTGCGTCCATCAGGTCAGCCATCAGGTGCCCAGAATCTTGACGATGCCAGTCGGCTGCAAAATCACACTGGCGAAATAGCCGGCGTACGCCAACTGAATTCCCAACACTGACGGTTCGACGACCTGTAGCGCACCAATCCGGTCCTCATAGCATTCGGCGGCTGCCGTTGACATGACCAGAATCGTTTTCACTGCTATGTTCGGTGTCATGTAAACCGGGATGCCGGCGATCGACCCGACCGGCCCGGACCCGTAGTCCCCGGCAGTGAGGCCGGCGGATTGCGCATTCATCGGGTTGACCGGCGGGAACAGTGGCCCCAGGATCGTCAGCATGTCCGGGCCGGTGACGGCGATCAGGCTGCCAGCGCCGTACACGGCCTGGTAGACGCTGCCGGCTGCCGTCCAGAAATGGCCGGCGACATCGGCTGCCGTGGGTGTTGCCGGCAGCGTTCCGCCGGCTGCCGCCGCCCCCGAGAGAGCGGTGACGGTCGCTGTTTCCGTTTCGATCGCGTACTGCGCCGCCAGGTCGGTGATCAACACGTCCATGATGCTGGGTTGCGTCCAGTCTGCGTCCTGCCGGCTGACGTTGACATACCCGCCATAGGTCGTCGCGCTCACGTTGACCTTGTTGATCGTCATTTTCTGGCTGACGAGTTCGCCTTTCTCGGCCGTTTGCGGGCCGGCGGCAGAGTGAGCGACGACGGTGGGCCGGCTAAACGACCCGCTGCCGGGGAGCTGCGCGACACCGAGAGCGGTGACGGTCGCACGGTTCCCATCGACGAACGAAACGACCGGCCCCAGGATCGGCGTCGGGATCAGGCCAGGGTTGTCGGCGGTTGTCTGGTGCGAGGCGGCCCGTTGAAACAGGCTGATCCGTTTCTGGGCGTCCTCGTTGCCGACCCGTGCCCGCCAGTAGTCGAGGACGTATGCGCCGGCAGACCGGTATTTCCACGGTTCGCCAGGCAGATCGCCTCGGGCGGCAGCGAACTGAGCCGAGATTTCGGCAGTGCGCTCCCGCGATTGGGCGGTGATCAGGGCGGCATCCTTGAGCGGGTCGATCAGGCCGGTCAGCTCATGGATGCGGTCCCTGGACCGTTTGAGCAGGTCCATTTCCTGCTCGTTGAGATCGCGCTGGTCCTGCTCTGCGCGTTCAACGAGCTGGTCGATGAACAGTGATTTTTCCTCGGCCTCGCTGGTGTACCGGGCCAGGATTGCGTCTGTTGCGCCCATGGGGCGGGTTCCTTTCACGAACGTTGAACACGGTTCGCGTCACCCGCAACGACCGGCGGCCCCTGGCCTCTGCGACGGTCGGTAGTGCGCTTAGGCGGGCAGGCTACCAGCCCTGTCGGCCAGCAGCCATTCCCGAACCCGGTCGAGGTTCGGGGTGGGCGACACCAGCGTCAGACCGCCCCGGACGGCGAGCACCTTGGCGTCCTCGTACGCCGGCTGG